CAGAGGATGACGGTATAAAGATTTGGATAGAGAAAGAGGATGAGGTTTTACTTTGGAAGAGGTTCACTGTTACAATGCCTGTTTCAATTGAATATAATATAAATCTTTAGATGAGGTCGTTAGATAATTTTCTAGTAAAGCCAAAGGACAACAAGAGATACGATAACACAAAAGAGATAGGAGGAATAGAGCTAATCATCAGCACGTCCGAAGAGAGTCATGAGCACTCAAACAGGTATGCAGAGGTTTTCTCAACACCTATCATGTACAAAGGCCCAATACAAAGAGGTGATACTCTTATTGTGCATCATAATGTGTTTAAGTTCTACAATGACATGAAGGGCAGACGCAAGAGTGGCAGAAGCTCCTTCATGGATGGATTGTTTTTGGTAGATACAGACCAGTTCTATATGTACGGTAGAGACGGTCAGTGGTACGCACATGATAGGTTCTGCTTTGTGGAGCCTATTCCTGTTGAGGAGTCTTATATCTTTAAGCCAATAAAGAGTGAGCCACTAATGGGAGTGATGAGATACCCTAATGAGTATCTAAGGTCAATGGGTGTTGATGAGGGCACAAAGGTGTCGTTCANGCCAGATAGNGAGTATGAGTTCAACATAGACGGNAAGACTATGTATAGAATCTATGACCATCAAATAACGATGACGCTATGAACGTAAAAGAGACAAAGCAGAAGATCATAGACGCTGGGCATAGGGCTGTTGAGCAGCTAATAAGGGTTGCTAAGGAGGACATCATTAAGCATGACACAGAAGATGAGCTAAGTGCTGATAGGTTAAAGAATGCAGCAGCCACAAAGAAACTTGCTATATTCGATGCCTTTGAGATTCTAAACAGGATAGAAGCCGAGAGAGAAGCTTTGGATTCATTAGATAGTGCTCCAAATGAAAAGGTAGATAACAAACAAGGATTTGCAGAGAGAAGGTCAAGAAAATAGTATATACAGGGAACTACCTGAATATGTACCCAAGAGCTCCCTTTCAAAGAAGAATAAGGCGAAGTCTTGGGCGTACGGCCATGACGAAAAGCATGACATTGTTGTTATATCAAAAAGTGGTCAAATTGGCGATGTGATAGAAATATCTGGACTAAAGATAGCACTACCACTAAAGCCAAGTAAAGTCTACAAAAGGAGTGACAAGCATTCACTGCAATACTGGGAGAGAAAAGAACTTCCAACCGAACTTTCTAAGATGCAGTCAATATTCCAATGGAATGAGATGCCCAAGGAGTTTAAGGCTAGGTGGGTTGACTACATAGAGCAGGAGTTTGACAGGAGAGACGAAGGCTTTTGGTTTATGAACAATGGGAAGCCTTGCTACATAACTGGAACTCATTATATGTACCTTCAGTGGTCTAGTATTGATGTTGGCTACCCAGACTTTAGAGAAGCTAACAGGCTTCTGCATATATTTTGGGAGGCTTGTAAAGCTGACAAGCGTAGCTTTGGGATGATTTACTTAAAGATTAGACGTTCTGGGTTTTCGTTCATGTCATCATCAGAGTGTGTGAACACAGCAACATTGGCTAGAGATGCTAGGATTGGTATTCTATCAAAGACTGGGGGTGACGCTAAGAAAATGTTTACTGACAAGGTTGTACCTATAAACAGTAAGCTACCATTCTTCTTTAAGCCTATTATGGATGGTATGGACAAGCCAAAGACTGAGCTTGCTTATCGAGTGCCTGCTTCTAAGATTACTAAGAAGAATATGCATGATGTTGCCGACAGCGACATTGATGGTCTTGACACCACTATTGACTGGAAGAACACAGACGACAACTCATACGATGGTGAAAAGCTGTTATTATTGGTGAGCGATGAATCAGGAAAGTGGCTACGACCAAATAACATCCTAAATAACTGGCGCGTAACAAAAACCTGTCTTCGTTTGGGTAGCAAGGTGATTGGTAAGTGTATGATGGGCTCAACATCAAACGCACTAGATAGGGGTGGTGAAAACTTTAAGAAGCTATACTACGACTCTGAGACAACAAAGAGAAGCAGGAACGGTCAGACAAAGTCTGGCTTATATTCCTTATTCATTCCAATGGAGTGGAACATGGAGGGATTTATAGACATACATGGTATGCCAGTTTTAAGGGCTCCTGATAAGCCTGTTGTGGGCGTTGATGGAGAAAAGATATATCAGGGTGCTATTGACTACTGGGAGGCTGAGGTTGAATCTTTAAAGAATGACCCAGACGCACTAAACGAGTACTACAGGCAATTCCCAAGAACAGAGTCTCATGCGTTTAGGGATGAGAGTAAGCAATCAATATTTAACCTGACAAAGATCTATCAGCAGATAGACTATAATGACTCAATGATTGATAGCCACTACACAACTAGGGGTAGCTTTAGTTGGAAGGATGGCATAAAGGACACTGAGGTAATATTTTCACCAAACAAGAACGGAAGGTTCTTAGTGGGATGGGTTCCAGAGAGGGGGCTTCAGAATGCATATACACAAAAGAACGGTCAGAAGTATCCAGCCAATGAGCATATCGGGGCCTTTGGCTGTGATAGCTACGACATATCAGGTGTAGTAGGAGGGGGTGGTTCTAACGGTGCTTTGCATGGGCTCACTAAGTTTAACATGGACAATGCTCCTAGCAATGAGTTCTTTTTGGAGTACATAGCTAGGCCACAGACAGCAGAGATATTTTTCGAGGATGTTTTGATGGCCATTGTGTTTTATGGTATGCCTATCCTTGCTGAGAACAACAAACCAAGACTGCTGTACTATCTGAAGAACAGGGGCTATAGGGGGTACTCTATGAATCGTCCCGATAAGGTGTATAACAAGCTATCTAAGACAGAGATAGAGCTTGGGGGTATTCCTAATACTAGCGAGGACGTTAAGCAGTCTCACGCCTCTGCAATTGAGTCACACATAGAGAAGTATGTAGGGATTGACTTAGACGGTACACACAGAGACACTGAGACGATTGGAATAATGCCATTCAACAGGACATTAGAAGATTGGGCTAGGTTTGATATAACAAACAGAACAAAGCATGATGCTTCGATTAGCTCTGGGTTAGCCATAATGGCTTGTCAGAAAAACCTTTACCAGCCACAGCAAAAAGAGCAGTCAAAAATTATCGTTAAATTTGCATCATACAATAACAAAGGTGTCAGAAGTGAAATCATTAGATGAAAGAAGTAAAAGTAAATATTAGTGCACAAGGATTCCCAAGTCAATTTGTTTCTGATGCTGAGAAGGCGTCTGATGGTTTTGGGCTTCAGGTGGGTCAAGCTATCCAATACGAGTGGTTCAAGAAAGATGGAAATCAGGGCAGGTATTATGGCCAATGGAGAGACTTTCATAAACTAAGACTATACGCTAGAGGAGAGCAATCTACCGCCAAGTACAAGAGTGAACTATCTGTTGACGGTGACTTGTCTTACCTCAACCTTGACTGGACTCCAGTTCCAGTAATTCCTAAGTTTGTTGACGTTGTTGTTAACGGCATGTCTGATAGGTTGTTTAAAATTAAGGCATACTCTCAGGACGCTATTTCTCAAGAGAAGAGGAGTCAGTTTCAAGAGATGATTCAGTCAGAGATGATTGCAAAGCCAGTTCTTGAGATAGTTCAAGAAAGGACGGGCATTAACCCATTTATGACGGACCCAGAAGAGCTACCTTCTTCTGATGAGGAGTTGTCATTGTATATGCAGCTCAACTATAAGCCTGCGATAGAAATAGCCGAGGAGGAGGCTATAAACACCTTACTAGAAGAAAATAAATATATAGACCTAAGAAAGAGGTTAGACTATGATTTAACTGTTTTAGGGATTGCGGTTGCAAAACATGAATTCCTTCCTGGATCTGGAGTTGAGGTGTCTTATGTAGATCCTGCTAATATTGTTTACAGCTACACAGAAGACCCGCACTTTAAGGACTGCTTTTATTGGGGAGAGATCAAGACCCTTCCTATCACTGAGTTGATGAAGATAGACCCTAGCCTTTCTAAGGAGCAACTAGAGGAAATATCTAAGAGCAGTCAGAGTTGGTATGACTATTATAACGTAGCGCAGTTCTACGAAAATGACATCTTCCATCTTGACACCTGTACGTTGATGTACTTCAACTATAAGACCACAAAGAAGATTGTTTACAAGAGAAAAGTAACTGAGACTGGATCTGTTAAGTTTATTGAAAAGGATGACAGCTTCAATCCTCCAGATGAAATGATGGAGGAAGGTAAGTTCG